CCACCACCAAGACCAACAGTAACCCCATTAATAGACGCATCTGCGGAAGTGGTCAACGTACTGCCTACCAACGTCAATGCAGAAGACCCGGCAAATGCACCCGCATTGTTGTACTGAATTTGTGTAGTTGAGCCGCCGGGACTGCCGCCAGAAGCAGGAGTTGCCCACGTTGCATCGCCACGCCAAAAAGTTGTAGCCGAAGCACCAGTGCCACTGCCAAGGTTAGTAACCGGAAGATTGCCCGTAACTTGAGTTGCCAGATCTACGCCAGAAAGAGTGCCACCAAGTGTCAAACTGCCAGCAGAAGTAACGGTGCCGGTTAACGTAATGCCATTGACTGATCCCGTACTTCCAACACTAGTAACAGTGCCGCTGCCCTTATTGTTAAACGTAGTCCAATCAGCCGCACTTAATGCACCGCGATTTGTTGCTGATGCTGTCGGGACATTTAACGTAATTACTGGCGTAGTGGTTGAGCTTGCTACAGTGCTAGACAAGTCTGTGCCGGTTGTTCCAAGCGTTAACGCCGAAACGCTAGTAACTGTGCCTGACCCTTTCCCGTTAAACGTGTTCCAGTCAGTACTGGTCAAATAGCCGTTGACGCTCGTTGTTGCTGCCGCCATGCTGATCGCTGGCGTAGTACCGCCTGACGATACAACAGGAGCCGTACCCGTTACGCTGGTAACCCCACCCCCGCCTATGCCAGTGCTGGCAGTAGTGACGCGCCCAAAAGTATCAACCGTGATGGCTGTGTTGGTATAAGACCCCGCAACAACACCGGAGGCGACTAGGCCGACCGTTGGGTTGCCGCCTATGCCGGTGCCATTTGCAACGGCTACTTGGCCCGAAGTGCCTTCAATTTGAGTGGACGAAATCCCCCCCAAAGAGTTCAACGTCAAAATTCCAACAGAGCTTGAATTTGCCAAGTTTGCTACCGGGCCAGACAACGAAATGACGGGGTCGCCCGCCACACCAGATCCGTTGGTGATACTCAGCCCTGCGCCCAAGGTTGTGATCGACCGATTCACTACTGTGGAAGAATTCGTTTTTACCTGAAACCCAGCCGATGAACCATTAAACGACAGCAGCGCACCAGTTGTCGAAATGTTGAACAGCCCCTGTGGCCCACCGTCCGTGTAAACCAGACCGTTGGTGACGCCAACATAGCGGCTGTTTGCCAGCGTAGGCTCGTTGACAGCCGTCAGGAACGATTGAAACTGGGGAGGCGATGCTGCGATAGCCGCCGTCGTCGTTTGAACCGTTACGCCGCCCTGAACGACAGGGACAAGCTCCGCACCAGTAAGTGGGCCAGCAACGGGTAGCTGGGGAATCGTTACTTGAGCGGACATTATTGGCCCTTGTCTTCGTTAGTGAGAGGGCGGGGGGCTATCTGACTTGCATTTCCATCCGGGAGGTCTGCTGGTGTGCTTTGCTGCGTCGAAATCTGGAATGGATTATTCCCACTGGTCACAAGGTAGTTGTCGCCCGTAGAGACGCTTTCATCTGGCCTTGGGAACCGAATCGTTATCCGTTCGGTTTTACGAGCAGCAAGGCGGTACGGGTCAAGCTCATCCGCGCAGCCTGTATTGCAGACGCGCAGCCCGGGAAAGTTTGGGTCGTTCCGCATCACCGCGTGCGGGTACTTCATCTTGCACCGATCACAAATTGCAATTGCGATGTCAGAGTACCCAAGTGTGTCGAGGAACACAGCCATGATTTACCTCGTGTAAACGGAAATATTCGGAGCAAAGTAGATCGGTGAGCGGTCGCGCTCCTCCTCCTCCGCCTGTCCCAAATACTTATTGGCTTGACCTTCAAGGTAAGTAATGCGGGCCATGTCCACGCCGGGCAGTTCTAGGCTCATCTGGTGAGCCAGCATACTGACCACCGCCATGTACCAGCGCTGCGGGATCTCCAGTTCACCAGACAGGTCACCAACGTCCATGATCTGACGCGAGTACCAAACCGTCATCTGATAGAAAGCATTCTGCGGCACCGGCCAAAGCCAGATCTGTGCCTGCGGAATGGTGCGATTGAACCAGAACTGGAATGGCTGGTTGGCCGTAAAGTTTTTGTTTGGCAAGTTTGTGTAGTCGTCGCGGTTCAACCGAGACATTGTGATTTCGGTCGAGTTGTTGCCAAAATACAATTCGCGAAGTGACAGGGTTGTGCCGTCGTAAGCCCGAATGCGGTAAAACCGAACCGTCTGACCGGCCACAATGTCTGTCCAGATCCACTCGTCATCGACCACCGCAATAAGGCCAAGGTCAGCCAACGTCGTCCAAGTAATGCCGTCAGCCGATCCCTCATAGATAATCGACCAAGAGCCAGTAGCACCCGGCAGGATGCCAATCGAACCGATGTACAACGGGTTGTTCAGGCCGTAGTCAACCGAAATGTTGCCGTTAGCAGAGGTCTGCGTGCAGATCGTATCAACGTCGCCATCGTAGGCATTGACGACCACACCGCCTGCGGACGTATTGTATTCGCCATCAGGGCGGTTCATCCAGCGGTACAGGACGTTCAAAACGTCGTTCCCACCCAACGGTAGGTCGTAGATGTACTGGTCAGACTTGAGGCCGTAAACCTTCTTGTTGATTGCCCAGTATTGAATGCCGATATTGATCAGGTTTGACAACAGGAAGTACAGAGACTGCCGGGCGGACAGGACTTGCTCAGACGTCAGTTCCTCCGCCATTTTCCCAGAGCGGCGTGCGCCGTGGTCAATGAGCGTTTGAACCGTCGTTACAGTTGTTCCAATTGAGCCCGAGTAAGCCATTATGTTCCTTACCAGCCGGGACACTTCCAGCGCTTCAGCGAAGCCTTAGCGCGTGGAGCGTCACCCGTTGCGTGTTTGACAACCCCAGACATCCGCGCACAGAAACTGTCCTTGCGCGAACCACCTTCTGGCTGGGGCGCTTTTAGGTGCGATCCAGTCTCGCTATTGTACTTCGCCCGGCCCTTTGCAGTCAGCCCCGCGCCCCTTTTTACAGAAAGCTTTTCACCCCTACCAACAGCAAGGGATGGCCCGCCATCTTTGAACTTCTTACCCTCATCAGCCTTTGCAAACTCTTTCCCCACTTTTTGAGGGACACCACCAAAACCACCCTTAGTGTGAGCAGCAGCCTCCATCAAACGATGCTGGGCAGGTGACTTGCTAGGCATGATCAGCCCAGAGGATTGACGTAATGTTTCTGCATCTCAAGAATTACTGTGTATGCATCACCCGCAGCACCATCTAGCGTAGTAAAAGAAATCACCCCAGTCTTGCCCGTAGTTGCATTATTTGTCAGTCCACCAATTGCAGAAAAATCTTGCGTGTACTGACTGTTTTGAGGAATGGTTTGAATTACCACAGGTGCTGTAGCAACCCAGTTCATTTGAACCTCAAGACCATGCGTCAATGCGGTAACTTTAAGAATACTTACGGAATCGCAAGCCCCACCTGCATTTGATGCGGCAAGTGCTGAAGGCGTTACTTTTGCAACAGCATTTTCATTTTCAGTAGCACTCATCGTTGCATAAAACTTCATGATAGCCATTCGTTCGCCATCAAACAAAGTCTGCGATGTAGCAGTAATTGCCATATTAATCTCCAATTAAAGCAGGGGCCGAAGCCCCCGCCTTGGTTTAGCACTTCACAGATCCACCACGCTTTTTGGCTGGTGTCACAGTGACTGACTCCTTGGTCTTAGTCACGCCACCTGCTGACGTTTTAGATCCAAACAAGCCTTTGACGCCTTCATACAAACGCTTTGGCGCATCCAAAATCATGTTACGCATTGCCTCGTTCTCTGCCTTTTCGTTGGCATAGTGAGCGTCATACGCGCCTTTGGACATATCATTGCTAGACGTAGAGCCACCAGCATTAAATTTCATTCTGCTGGCGCTCCCGCCTTTTTTGTAGCCGCTTGCATTTGACGCAGCACGGTAGGCCGGGGCGTTCTCACCTTCAGAGATTCCCTGCAAACCCCGGTTCCCCGGGGCCACCTGCCCACCAGCCTTATACGCACCAGTGAGGGCGGTAATGCTGATCGGCTTACCGGCTGGCTTGCTGCCTTGCTTCATCGCGACAGGACGACCTGAATTAACAGTTCCCCCCGCCGCGTAGGCTTTTTTTGAGGCTTTCCCTCCGCGTTTCATCATACCGCCGGTAAAAGACGCTTTTGGCTGGGTAGCGTCATCATATCCGGGCATATCGGGCACAGGCAGAGGGCCACCGCCACCACCACCACCGCCACCACCACCGCCAACACCCAATGAGTTTGAAGCCATAGAATTCATGGCGTTGGCTTGGTCGATGTTCTGACCTGCCCTGCTCACGGCTCCTTCTGTGGTGGTTGTTCCTCTCCTAATGTCGCCCAGTCCAGACATAGCAGTTCCACCGCCGCCGCCACCGTATTCTGGATCTATCATACTATTTCCACCCTTGCCACCAAGGGCATCCAGCAAACCGCCACCATCAGCCATTTTACGGATTTTGCCGCCTTTTCTGTAGCCGCCGCCGTTTGCTTTGGCAACGCCGCCAGTAGCAAAACCGCCACCATTGCCGTTTTTCACGCCACCAGTTTTGGCCGATGAACGATCAGGCTTGGCAGTAACCACTTTGCTGGAACCAGTTTCGCTTTTAATGATGCCGCCAGTGGCGAATCCGCCCTGACCATTAACAACGCCACCAGTAGCGTATTTCTTGCCAGCCATTGCTTTCTTGATCATTGCCCGATCTTCAGCAACATCATCATGCTTGGCTTTACCGCCCTTCTTCATCATCGAGGCCATAGGCCCGACAGGGGCGGCAGGGCCAGCACCAGCGGGCATACCCTTCATGGCCCGACGACGCTGCGCCAGAGACGGCTTCATCGGGGCTGCAGCCATAGGCATACCGCCGCGAGGGGGCATACCCATAGGAGGCGCTCCAGCACCCGGCGGAGGCATCATCATGCCGCCGATAGCCTTCTTCTGAACCTTGCCGCCCTTTTTGAGTTTTAGCTCAACGGTTGGCTCGGTGGTTTGCATCTTCACCATTGGTTTAAATTGACCCATGTCGCTCTCCTTTAGGCTTGGGTTACGCCGAGAGCGCCAACGCGAGTTGCGTTAGGGCCAACAGCAATGGCGGGAAGCAGGATACCCATGACGGTGCGAATAATGCCATTCGTCGCGGTAGCAGGAAGGTAGGTTCCGCGAACGTCACCCGTCGTAGTCGTAGCGGTGGCAGTGTCAGCGGCAACAAAAGTGCCAGTGTCTTGCGCCAACACGCTGTTGGTCTTCACACTTGCCACATACGCCACGTTAGCAACACGCACTGGAATGCCTAGCTTGTCGGTTGTGCCGACAGTGATGGCAGTACCCGTAGCCGCGCTTACCGTTACGCCAGTAATGACGTAGAAGGCTTTCAAACCACTCACTGCAGTGCTAACTGCTGCGCTGGTAGTAATCGCCTCGCTCATTGCTTGACCGTAGTAGTCAAAGCCAGAGACGGTCATCGTCACCGGAGCCACACCCAAGGTGTAGGTCAAGCCCGTCGGAGTTCCTGCGGTCGTCACAACAGCAACGCCTGCGGTGGTAGTCAGGGTCGCAGAAGTCGCCGTCACAGCGGTCAAGATGTAAGTCGTAGGGTTTACATAGCCCGTAATAGAACCCGTGCCACCGTAAGTTCCAGAAATGGTCACACGCTGACCAGAAACCAAACCTGTTTGCGAGGTAAACGTAATGCCGCCAGTAGTGTTGGCAATTAGGACACTTGCCAAAGTAGTAGCAGCGGCAGTTGCCGTCGTTACGCTAATGGCGCGGGGCACATCAACAGCCAAGGCAGCAACACCAGCGGTCGTGGTGACCGACTTTACCGAAGTACCGGCAGTCAGGGTCAGAGCAGCAGCGGTGGTCGGAGTTTGCGTAAGCGCAATGTTGTTTGCAACAAGCGCTTGCGGAATCGTGTCCCACACATAAATGCGACCCAAGGGGCCAATACCCAAGTCCATCGGGGCCGGGTTATCAAACGACACGTTGCCATGAAAAGTCAGCGCGACGGTGTTTGCAATGTTGATTGCTTGGTTCAGCGTGTAAGTACCAGCGCCACCAGTTCCGGTGACAAAGGCGGTGATGTAGGTGCCGTCAGTGACGCCAGCGCCGTCAACGTACATACCGGCCACAATCGGTGCGCCGAAGCCCACTGAGGTAATGGTAAGGGTAGTGCTGGAAGACGAGCCCGTGCCGCCAATAGCGGTGGTGCTGTAGTTACGCAAGCCAACGCCCATAAAAGTTTGGGCAGGGCCAAGGAAAATATCATCAGAAAATTGGGGCATGGTCTGCTCCTTGAAAAGTTTGACCAATTAACAAAAAGGGCGGGTTTTTAGGCCCGCCCAGTTACTTACACGCCGGGAGTACCGTACATTGCGCGGGGATCGGTGAAACCCACTTGATAACGCTCGGTAGCCTTGTAACGCATGGAGTCGGTTTCAAAATCGCCTTCCATCGTCTTTTCCAGCTTACGGCGCATCAGGAGCTTCATGCCTTCCGGGGCGTCAGTCTGAACCCACCAAGCGGTAGGCGAGGTCAGACGCGACAGAACGGCAGCACCTTCATCGAGCAAACCAATCGACTTGATCGGGTTGATGTCGTTGTTGGCATTGCCAGCACGCAGAACCGACTTCAGCAGAACTTCAGCTTGGAAGACGTTGCCCGGGGCCACGGCGAGTTGCTTAGGCACCAAACGAATCTTCTTGCCGTTGTTGTCCACAGCCTGACGGATCTGGATAAGCATCTGTTCAAGCGAGGTCTGCGACAGGTTGGCCGAGGTGGTCAACTGGTTGCTGAACGTACCGTTCACAATCGGGTGAGCGGTGCTGATCAGTGACACGCCATCGCCGCCCGGGTAGGCGGAGTTGAAGGCGCGGTTCAGCACGTTAGCTGCCAGCGTCTCTTTGGTCTCGATCAAGGACTGAGCGAGGTGGCGGGCATAGACCTGACCGATACGGATGTGGTCGCCGTCTTCAACCAGAACTTTGGTCAGCGCGAAGGCAAGGCCATACACGTTGTACACATAGCGCTGGAGGAAGAGTACGCCGCCCTGCTGGTACGAAACCGGGGTTCCGTCAGGCAGTTGGGGAGCAGCGCCGAAACCGTACAGGACGGGCTCTTCGTGGTAGTTGCGGGGGATACCGTCTTGTTCGCGGAAAACACGCGACCATTCATCGGTACGCTGGTCGTAAACACCATCAAAACATTCGTTCAAGATTGGTTCAACAATCGAACGAAAGTCTGTACTTCTCATTGGAGCAGCCATTTTTTAGACTCCCTATTAGATTGCAGCAACGGTCGCTTGGAACTGCGACTTGTTGATCTGAACTTGAATGACGGTATAAGCGTCGCCCCAAGCGTTGTCGAGGCCGCTGCCAAGGCCAACGATTTTCAGTTGACCCGTGCTGGCCGCACCCACCAATGAAGAATTCGCGGTGCATTGCGAAAGACCAGTGGTGGTCGAGCCAGCAGCGATGTTGCTGAAGTTTGCCTGATCGCCAAGACCTGCCTGCAACACCGGGCCATCGGCCTGAATGAGGTAGACGATTTGCGGGTCACTGTAGTAGTACGCAATGCACGAACCAGTGATGTACGCCGTGCTGGCGGGCCAGTAGTTGGAAATGCGGACGCGGCCAGTCGTGTCAGTCCACTGGACGCCAGCGAAGGCACCCTGCAGAGAGCTACTCGTGGTGGCAATGATCAGATTGCCGTTGGTGTCCAGTTGGACAGGCTGGCCTTTAAGAATGGCCGAGCTATACGCGGAAGCGATACCGTCAGTCAGGGCGACCGCACGATCCAAGCCAGAAGGATGGAACGAGGGCACCAAGCCGAACGGAGTATTAGTCGAAGACATATGAAACTCCTAGTTAAGTGAAGTCACCCGTGAAATACAGGCGGCTGTACATTTCGGTCAAGTTCGCCAAAGCCTTCACCTTCGACCTTGCCAAGGCTTTTACCTTGACTATCGCGTGCGCCCTGTAGATTTTCCGCTTGGAGTCGGACTTTGTCGGCCTCCTCAAGCGGCATATCATGGTGCATATGCAACATATGATCTTGGAAATGCTCCATCGGGAGCTTGTACAAGCGCATTTCGTTGCAAGCGATAAACCCTACGTCTTCGCCAGCCTTTACGCGGTAATTTTCGAATCCGGGCAACTCGTCTGATCTAACAGGAACGTAGCCCATTCGCATCCGCTTGTCGATGCTGTCGTAGCCATTGGTAGTCGATAACCAACACAGGTGCCATCCTACGATGTCAGGAACCTTTGGCAGTGCATTTTGCGTCCACTCGTCACTAAACATCTTGCGACGTTCCTGTGAAGTCATGAACTTTTCCTCGGGTGCGGCGCGGCTTAAATCTTGTGAAGATCGCGTTTCACGGCCACCAGCCTGAAGTGTTTTCTTAAGACGAGAATCCATAATGTTTAGCCCCTTTTGTTTTGTGCGTCAGCCGCATAGCGTTGGATCATTCGGTTGCGTTTTTTAGTATCTTCCCAGAAACCAGCATCCTTCATTGCCCGAACCTGTTCTGGTTCAAGAATAAATGAATTACCACTTCCTCGGCTTACTGATTCACGCCCCGAACTCGTCACAAAACTCTTGGGTCTCCTTCTGGAAGAATCGTCGTTGCTTTGAGTATAACGGTGTGGTAGGCGTTTCTGCAAGCGTGTATCAAGTTCATCCCAATAATCTTGCGTTTCTGGGTTCCAGCCCTCCGAAACCAGACGATTATCGACAATCTTGGCAATCGCCGTGTCCTCGTCGTTGGAGTCAGGACTGTACCAGTCGTTCTTTTCCATCCAGCTATTTGCCAGCTTCATCAGCTTGGGGTTAACCGCACCAGCCTCCTGCGAGGTGTTCTGGGTCGCCCGCACCTTGTAGTCCTTCATGGCCTCCACCTTGCGGCGGCTGTCGTACCACATCTCCTGCGCCTTGGTGAAGGCTGCGCCGTCTGAGTTGTCGGTGGCCTCACGCATTTTGGCAATGGAGTAGTTCAGACGAAGCTCTTCGTCGTCAATTGCCTTGTCATAGCGGGCCAGATCGGCACCGTGCGTTTTGCGCTCAACAACCGACAGGCGCTCCTCAAGCTCCTGATTTCGGCGCTGCAGGAGGTTCAGACGCTGGTCTTTTTCCTCGTTGGTGCGCTTGATGTAATCCTTCTTGGCGTGACGTCGGTTGCGACGTGCCTCGCGAATTGCATCAGTGTCGTTGGGTTGATCACCATCTTCGTCGCTGGCTTGTACCGGCGCTTCAATGTGATCAGGCAGGTCTACAGTTGCAGACCCATCAGTTTCTTCCCGGACGTCCATATCATTGTCGTCGGGTGCGTTTTCAGTAGTCATAGGAATGCCCTCATAGCAAGTGGATCACCAGTCAATTTAGCGATAACTTCATGGTCGTTGATGATCATGAAGAGTGCGGGTTCTTCGTGTTCGTCTTCCCCGGGAACTGCTACTTCCCAACGGTCGCCGCCCCACTTTGGAACTCGCAGGTAATCGCCCACTTCGCACCAAGACCCTTCAGGCCAAGGTTGCATCGTGTCACGGTGCTTAAACGCAAGCGGCCCAATAGCGACAACCTTCGCCACCATGTTTTGCCACTTCTCTGTTTCCTTGGTTTCCGATACCAAGATGATCCCCATGCTGCCAGAGCGCTTCTTTGTACGGCGGAGTTGAAGCAAAATACGTCCACCTAATGGCTTTGCACCGGGATCAACGCTCGGAAATGCCCAAGCTCTCTCAGCTTCGTTAGAAGCTACGGCGTCACTCATTTTCATCTTCCTTCATTAAGTTATCGAGGGTATCGAGGGCTTCTTGCAAGCCCGCGTTGTGCCCTACCAGACGGATATAAGACTCCCAGTTCGTCGCATTCCCAGCAACGAGGGAAGCAGCTATTTCAGCTTGCTTAGCCTTAATTCCGCCAATCAAATCACCTAGTGTTCTCATTTTTTCTTGGCTTGGGACAGACCTCCTGATTGTTTGGTTGGGGTGCTGCCACCCTTCATGGACTGGCCGTCAACCTTCTCGCCCATCGCCATGCGCTTGTGCTGGGGAACCAACACGCTCTTCTGCTCCTGATCACTTGTAGCCATTTGCCGCTCCTAGGGTTGGGACGGCTTGGGTCTGCTCAAAATTGAGCTTGGCCGCATCCCGCGTTAAACGGGCCGTCTCGATGCGCTCTTTCATGTCGCGGTCGTCGTTGGCAATCGCCAACTTCAACTGCATCTCTTCCATGTCGATCTGCTGGCGCTGCTTCAGATCGGCCATGTCTTTCTCAATCTTGGCCGACAATTCTTTGTCCTTGAGCCCCATCTCGGCCTCGTCACGCTTGGCCCGACGCTGGGTCTCAGCCATGCTGGTGTCGAGCAACACCTTGACGTCAGGCGTCATCGGCGGCTGCGGCTTGTTCTGTTGGACTTGCTGAACCATCTGCGCGATTACCGGCAGGACGCCCTTAAACGTCTCTCCCACGTCCAATTCAACGTGCTGCGAGGCCAAAGCAAACAACTTGTCAATTTCCTTTGGATCTTTGGAAATCTCGTACTCGGCAATTTTTTTACCCATTGACTTCTCAACGTAGCCGTTCATACGGTTCAAGTACCAAAGAATCATGTGCTGCTTGATGTGTTCAACAGCTTTTGGCAGGTAAAGTGGCGCAATAACCGGGTTTCCACCCAGTGCCGGGTTCTTTGCAAAGTCCAAAATGACCTGAATATGGCTCAAATGGTCTTGTTCTGGATAGGCGTAAGCTGATTGGCCGATGCACATCGCCACATTCTCGTTGGCAGCATCAATTTTGTTGGGGGCAGGTGAATCAACCAGCAATTCGTTGACCCCGGGCACCTTGATCTGCTTCAAAAAGCGCGTAATGACCGCTTTTTGGTTGAACATCTCAGGATGCTTCTCCATAACAGCCATAACCGCTTGGGTTTGGGCCATCCGCTGCGTTTCGCTGAAGATATGCGGGTCAGAAACCGGAATAACGTCAGTCAGACGGGCAAAATCATCGCGCTGGATCTCCAGCTCCTCAACAATTTCCCCCCGGCGCATATCGTCAAGATACCAACGGTTGATTCGGCTCAAAACCTTCAAAACTTTGGCTTGAGATTCATGCAAACGTGAGTGAATTGCCGAAAATACAACCGCACCCTGCTCAATCAGCGCCTGAGTGGTGCCGACTGGGGTATTTGAGTTGACGTCAGCAATCTTTTCCTCTGCCGTCGTCACCACACCCTTTGCCGCAGTGGTCAACCAACCCAAAAGCTCAAAAAGAACGGGTGATGGTGGGTTGAAAGGCATGGGCATTGCCATCTTGCGGACGTCATCGACCCCCGGAGCGCCCTCAATCTCCACCACTTGGGTAACTTCAATCTCTTGAGACTGGCCCGAGATCTTGCCGCCCTTGAGCTTCAGGAGCGTTGCAGCGTTGTTGATGTGTGCAGAGTCCAGCAAAGCCCGCAGGGAGCCTGTAAGGGCCGCTGAGAGGCCACCAATCAACTGCGGCAGGCCCACAGCGTAGGCACCGCGCCACGGAATAAACTTGAACTCAATGACCCAGTCCAGCTTGGTCAAGGTTTCGTCGCCCTCTTCCCAGTTTCGGTACAGGCCAACCACCTCCGTTGACAGGTCGTCAATCATCAGAATGTAGGGGGCCATCTCGCCGTCAGTCAGCGGGTCGTCTTCAAGCTCCAGCCATGTGTAGATGTGGTACACACGGCGCATCCCGTCCTCGTTGTTGTTGACAGACTTGCCCTCGATCTTGTTGGTGGCCTTCTGCGCCCCAGTCATCTCGGGATCCATCGTCGCACGGGACATTGGAGACTCGCGGTACAAGCCAGACTTGATGCGTCGGCGGTAGTCCCAATCCGATACGTCGTCCACCTCAGTAAAACGCTCAGCGGTATAGAAGTTCGCAGCGGCGTAAGGTAGCAGGACGTTGTCAATCGGCAAGAACTGGGCGCAAGGGCGCTTCTTCTTCTCGTCGTACCAGAGCTTCATGTACTGCGATCCACCAAGCGGAAGCTGGGTCAGCAGTTGCTCTTGTTCGTCGCGGAATTCTTCAATCTGCTCAGTCAACTGCCAATTCATGAAGTCGCGCTTGCGCTCCGCAATTTCAGTCTTTTGCTCGTCAACGTCACCAATAATCTTGGTTTTGGTCGGGCCGTCAGGCGGGAACATCTCCTTGATAGCGCGGGAGGCAAAGTCGATGCAAGCCTCTGCCATCACCGGGTGAACTACCTTGGAAGCACCATTGAAGTTAGCTCCGCCCGGGGCATCGTTGCCCATGCCGGTACGCTTGATGCCGTCCTCGTACTGCTTGTCACGCAGCTTGCGGGCCTCCTTGTCCTTTTCCACCAGTTCAATGTACCGCAGGGCCAAGCCGCTGATGTCCATCGGGTTCATAGCGTCAGAGTCGGCCAAGTTCTCGTAGAAGTCCTCGTCATCCATCGGGCCTTTGCCCTGCATATGGACAACCACAGACCCGTCAGGAAGCTCCTCAAGCTCCGAGTCGTCTAAGTCTGGCACCTCAACCTCAACGCCTTGCTCTTCCTGCGGATCTTGCTGGCCGTCAATATGGCGGTCAAACTCTGGGTCTATTGGGAATTGGGTTGCCATATGTTTCTCATTTTATTGAAGCAAGACCGCCTTTGGCGCGGCGTTCGACTGGTACTTGGTCAAACATAATAGCCATTGGCTTTGGTGTGTTTGGATTTGCCATGCCTTCGTAACCGTACTCTTTTACAAGTCGCTCAATATCATTGGCGTCTTGGTCAGGGTACGTTACACCTTTGTTGGACTTCGCCTCGAATGGCGTGCGGTTTGATTCACGAGCCAAAATTTTGAAATCAAGGGGGTCTGCGCCAAGGTCGTACAGGCTGGATGACTCGCCACGGTAGCGGTTAACGCCAAGGTTTGCTTCTGGCATTACCGATTCTGGCTCACCAAGATAAAAGTGGGAACGATCCCGTACCGCCCCGGGCCATGACAACCGCTCGGCCTCTGCCCCTTTGATGCCCGTGCCGTACTTGGTCGGATCCGTAAATAGCAGATTTGGCTCATTGCTAAAGTGAGTCAATGCCGATTGGGTTTCAGTTCCTTTTTCTGGCGTAATCAACCGCTTTACATAGTCAGGCATTCCGCCTTGATATTTTGGGCTGATAAACTCGGGCGGCAGCAAGATAGCCTTCTGCGGGGCAAACTGGAATCCTTGGAAGGCATCTCCAATGGCTTTGGTTACCATTTCGTAACCAGCAACATCGCCCTTGTTTTTAAATTCTTGTTGTACTTCTTTTAACTTGGCAATTTTATCCTTCAACTTAGCGTTGAGTGGCGTGTAATTTACCAAACTGTTCTGACCGCGAGTCTCAATAGTCATTGCCAACTGGGCAAGCGGGCTGTACATCTGGCGGTGGGCATTCCATGCGTGTTCTTCACCCTTTGGGCCAAACTGGTTGCGATGAATTGCGTGCCCAAAAAAATCATGCACAGCGCGAAACTTTTCGTTTTCGTTCAGGCCAGTTAATGAATCAGCATTATTTAAGAAATCATGGGGCTCACCACCTTGAAATACATACAAGTGGCGGTTGCCATGCACGTCCTTAGCCATATCATTAGCACCAGCATAATTGCCTTCACCGGCGCGGTGATAAGACATACTGACCGGGAGCCTATGAAATTGGTCGTCGGTCTCTTTGCCCAACTGCCGGTAAGCCTTTTCCAACAAATCGTCATAATTCTTTGCGTTGGCTTTTTCCAAAACATCTGGCATTTGCCTAGAGTAAGCATCAAAGATTGCCGTTTTATATTCAGGCGATCCTTCAACTCCAAGCATATGTGTGCGACCAATAGCTGACTGTTTAGCCAAGCTAGAATCCAACGCTTTATCCAAACCGTAATCAGTGCCGTGTTGTTCTTTTGTATATTGCTTGGCAATTTGCAACGGCTGGTTGTTTTCAATTAGCCTTGCCAACTCCTCATCCGAATAGAGTTGTGGAAGTCGTTCTCGAACTGTTGCCGCTCCTTCTTCGACAGCGGTGCTGCTGGGCGACCCAGTCGTTTCTCTAAAGCCTCGAGTGCTAACGTCACTTGGGTCAAGTGCTGTTGAGCGGACTCGGTAGAATGGGCCTTCTTGCTTTGTGGCATACGTTACTCCTGTTGGCTTCCCCGCTGATGCAGTCTTCACCTCTGTTACCAGAGGGGCTAGTGTATCTGAAGACGCCATATTTTTGGGTTTTACTTTAATAGCATCTATGCCTTTAGACGCCAACGCTCCAGCCCCACGGCCAACAGCCTTGGCTCCCTGAAACGCTAGTTTGGTTGGCGCACCCGGGCCAGTATAGAAACCGCCCAGCAACGTACCAATCCCGGTAGCTACTTTATTAACCGGAGCCTCGCCACGGAACGGGATGCGTTTTTCAATCTCTTCCGATGTTGGCAGGTAAGTTTCGCGGTGGTCGTTAGTAATCAAGTCGCTCAGCTTCTTATCCCGCTCAAGTCCCGGGATCATCCGCACCAAACCCTCAATGCCACCCGGCGCACCTAGTACGCCAGAGGCAAGCCCACGCACCACGTCAATCGGAATATGCTTTGCAGCCTCGCGGTCTTGGTTTTGGCGGGTGCCCTTCATTTGCGGGAATACGCCCAAGGCGGCACCGCCTTCATCCATGTGGACAACACCACCATCCTTAAATCCTGCCTTTTGGAGGCCGGTCAAGTAGTCCTCAGTTACTTCTTGGGTTGGCATACCACGAGACATTGCCCATGCGTTAACTGGATCATTTGGGCCATAACCTTTTTTCTTCATAAAATCAGGAGCGGCATTTTTGATTGGTACAACAGGAAACCTAAATCCTGTGTCTGCACCAGTCAATACATGAGGGAAAGCAATATTAAGGTCTGGCTGAAAAATGTATCCGTTGTCCAGCATAAACAAGCCAGTGCCAACATCAAACGTATTTGCGTTAACCAATGCCGGGTCAGTTTCGCGGGCAAGGATAGCGTTTATATTTGATGCGTCTTTCCATTCAACGCCGGGGTTGGCCTTCTTAAACTCAACACTCAGCATTGGTTTTTTAACGCCTTCTCCCAACAAAGCATTGCTAATTGCAGTACGCCGATCAAACGTGGTTGCGTACTTCAATGCTTGCGGATCAGTAATGTCAAACCCTGTTGGAAATAGTGGGTTGCCTGCATCACTTACAGCCGAACGGATCCGCTCATTGATAAGGCGAGTTTGCTCTGGGTGTACGTTGCCAGCTTTCTGGGCTTGTTGAAACGTATCAACCGCATCATTAACCACAATTGAGTTGGACTTGTGTTGCGTTGGCGAACCAGCGTAAGGTGTCCAAATGGAAGTCTCAGGGTTGTTTTGTGCTATTTTTTTGTCAGCGGTTTCTTTATTGCCAAGAGCCCACACAGCATTAGCATTTTTATGCTTTTTAGAATAATGTTGTAAGCCAGAAAACCCAGTCCCGCCCAAGTTTGGGCCGTGAACACGCGAACGATCAGTCTCGGTAAAATGAAGTCGCTTGCCTTCAGCGCCCGCATTGCCAAGCGCCTCTGACATTGGCATCGTAGGAAGCGCCAACGGGTCGGCAAAATGAACACCCGGGATTGACAAATCACGCGCCTTCAATATTTCCAACTCTTCAGGAGATAACTTAGCTCCCGCTTTAAAAAGTTTAAGCAGGGCTTTGGTGCCAGCTTTAACAGCGCCACCAACCTGCATATGGACTTCGCCACCGTGGGCCATGCCGCTTGGAGGCAAAGCAGCCTCATCGTCAACAATATTACCCTTGATGTCATACTTCAACCGCTTACCCTCTGGGTTGATTGAGTTGTGCAGCCTCTGGATGTCCGCACCAGTCAGGTACTCATGGTCAGGAACACGCTCCCCAGCAGCCTCAATAGCCCTCTGTTCTTCAACATTGAAGACATCGTTGTAATGACGCATCCCAGCATTGTGTGCATCACCAACCCTATTCCAGTTGCCGCTTGTTACAAAGTCTTGAACGTAGGGCAGGTACTCATCCTTCGGGCCAAGGTTTACTTTACCCTTGATTTGCTTAATGTCTCCCGGGGCTGGCGCAACTCCGGCTTCTTTCAAAGCCTGTGTTGTATGTTCGTCAGTCAACTCTTCAATGTCAGGGTTACGCCTGCGCCATTGCATAACGTGTTCGCGGTGTTGTGCTTTTTCAGCAGGCGATAACATAGCAAACGCTTCACCACTAACTGGATATGGATTGTTATTCAAAACCTCAATCGTTGTATGAGGCGCACCCTTCTCATCCACTAGCGAGTACACCTTGGCCCTGCCGCTCTTGATGGCCTCCCAGCCGCCAAGGCCGTAGTCAGGGCTACCGCTGTCGCCAGAGGCTTCAACCCAATCAGGGTGGCCTCTAGGAGGCTCATAGCCACGAACCGAATGCCCCATAGCATCGGACTCAGAAGCAAACGATCCCGGCTTGTTTAGCTGAATCCACCTGTATCCTTCTGGATACTCCTTGTGAACGGGCAACCCTTCCCGTCGAGCGGCATTTGCAGCGTTCATCTTTGCCAGCATCTCTTGGTCATACTCATAGGTGCGGCGTACTGCCTGCTCCATACTGAGCTTCTGCAACTGCTCCGGTCGAATGCGGCCAGCAGTCACATCCTCACGCAGCACATCCATGATGTGGTCATAGCCAAGGTCGTAAGTATATGGTTGGTACAACGGAGTCTCTGGATCAAGTTTGCTGATGTAAGGGTTCTCTTTCCCCATTCGCAGGTAAGCCTCCATATTTGGATCGCGACTAAGGTACATCTCATCAGCGGCTTTTTGCAGATCTGCAAACTCAACCATTCTTCCTTTTTCGCCATACGGAAGATTTTGAATTAAGTTGGCCCTGTCTCTTTCGTTTAACCCAATATCCTTAAGACGCTGCTCAACCTTATCGTCAAGCGTCTCTCTGGCAGCTTCCATTTTTTTCTTGGCCGCTTCGTACTTTGCAACTTTCTCTGGCATTTCCTGAATGTCGCCAGCCCGAACGGAACCAATGGCGTTGTCAGAAGCCCGTTCCCACGCCTGAGCCGTTGGGGATTGGCCCATGCCCTCTGGAGGGAATCCTGCTTGCTGGCGTCGTTCCAACATATCAGGAGGGGTGTGAGAGTATTCCTCCACAATACCGGGTTTGTGCGTGATGCCCTCTTCAGCCAACTTACGCACCGGGTCTTCCGGTGTAGCCATTTGCTTCTTGACGTAATTGCTCAGGTTACGATCAACCCAGTTGTTGAGGGCAACAGACCTTTCAAGGGCTTCTTGATCCCTTAGAAGCCAAGTGGATATTTCTTCAGGTGTATATCGTTCTTTTAGTTTCCGCAACTCTTCTGCTGGATCCATTCCACCATGAACTTTTGTACGAAGAGATCTGAGCGCAGCATCTACGCCCCCAGTAGGGAAGTTGCCCCCCGGGAGTTTGACCACTCCACGTTGACGGCCAAGCGGCCCACCAAAATAAGGATCACCCGGAGCTTTTGCATTCTTGGCCCCCTTCTCAACAGCTTGCAACGCCCCACGCCCAGCAGCCTTAGCCCCCTTCACGGCCATCCTCGCCCCAGCAGGAACAAAAGGCGCAAGGGTCATCGCAGTCTCGCCTAAGTCGGACGGCACCAACGGCACGTTTGCCACCCCAGCGTTCGTGATCGGCTCACCATAAGACAGCCGGTTAACCGTCCGCCCAATAGCAGGGATGCCTAAGAACTCAGAGACCATCTCAGCAGGCGGGTTACGATAGCCAAACGGCTTCGACACAAACTCATGCCCGCCCTTAATGGCGTCAGCCACCGCACCCAAAACTTGGTTTCGTGGGGTGGCACGCATCTCCCCACGAGGGTCGCCACCATCGGCCATGTGGACTAAGCCACCTTGAGCTTTGCTTAAATCTGGGTGCGTAATGTCGTAGGATCCTTGGTTGCCAATGGCACTCTTTATTGCATTGGGATTGTAAGACACCACCTCGGACAGGTCGCCGTTGCGATCATATTGCATGATGCCGTCATAACCCTGCGCTTGCGCTCTGCTCTGCACCTGCTTACCGATGTAACCCCTTTCCTCGTAAGCCCTCTCTACCAATTTGCTGGCTTTATTCGTATCCATTCCCAACAACTCCAACGCCTCAATCATTGGGTCTTTGTACTTGTCTGGCTCAGAAGAACCACGCAATATCAACGGGTTCTTAATCTGAACGTGGACTGGCAAGACGTTGCCGCCCATCTCTTCAGCGTAAGTGCTTCCAAAGTCAGCCTTTGGTGTCGTGTAAACACCAGAGCCAAGTGCGCCTTCCTTGCTGGGTTTAAGGCTGCGTATGGCCTCTGTGCCTTTACCGCCTTCGGTGGCCGTTGTGCCGTGGTACAGGCGCATTTTTGCAGCGCTTGGTTCCAACATCTTGGCAAGGTTGGCATTGGCTTCAGCCATTGGAAGCACCTCGCTCGGCTTCAACGCAGCCTTGACTAGAGCCTTAATCCCCTTGGCAACACCACCAACTTGGAAATGCGGGGCAATCTGCACGAGCCCGCCCTCAGTCGCACCAGCCATCCGCGCTACCTTGGCCTTCCAGACGTGCGGCTTGTGCTTGTGGCTCAACGGCACCCCACCGCCAGCAGCGTGCCACTCCTGCAGCGTCTGCGCCTTACCTGCCCCACCGTTAATAGTAGGAAGCGCCAGTCGCTCGGTCGGTTTGTTAGTCATGTCCATTCCCTCTTATATGTGCGGCAATCATACCAAGCTGGCCGCTCTCACGTCCATCATTGCATAATGCCCTCGGTCGGGAACTGCAATACCCCTCGCTCCTGCAGGGTCATCATTACCGCAAAGGTCGCCGCCTCCCACGCAGCGTCCCATACCTCCCGGCTCCAACCGCCGTCGTCCTCCGCAGCCATCGGGCCAATCCAGTCCTCGAACATCGCGTCACTGAGCATACGGGTTCCCCTTCCTAGACTTGCCACTGTCAACGTAATCCTCGTCGTCCCAGTCATCCCGGGGCGGTGCGTCAATCTCCAGCCATCCAGCATCTCGCAGATACCGCAGCGCCTGCGTACAGGCATCCACCAGATCGTCATGCGTCGTCTCAGGGAACGCGCAGATCTGGCTGACGAACTGCTCGGCCCAGTCCTTCACGAACCCCTTGCGCCGGTCACTCTCCGGGATCCACACCCGGCCTCGGGCGATGATGTTGCTCACGATGTTCAGCCGCTGCACCTTGTCCGCCTTACCCGGATTGTAAGCCCGGACAGGCAAGTGCGCCCGCTGCAGATCCTGAATCAGCGAGATGCCAGCCGACTTGTCCTCGATCAGCAGCAGGTCAACCCGCTTCTTTTCGCGCCCCTCACCGTACACCGTCTCAAACTCGTCAATGACCTTGGGCCGCAGGTCTGGGTACTGCAGCCTGTCCTGCCAGCAGTCGATCACCATTGCCGCCATCGGGCTGTCCAGCGGCTTGAACACCCCGAACGTGATGCAGGCCGTCGGGTCGTTCTGCGACTTCTCGCTCGTCGCCACGTCGTATGACTGGATGATGTACTCGAACTTGGGGAACGCCTTGCCCGCAGGCCACAGCTTGAACATCTCCCGCTTGACGATGCCCGACTCCTCCGGGTCAATGATCTCGGCGTAGATCTCCTGCCGCCCAATCGTCGTCCCTTCGTAGCTCAGGATCTGCTTGCGGAAGTTGGCCGACAGGTTCTCAAGGTTGGCGTAAGTCGAGGCGGTCGTCATCACCACGTCGTCACCCTCGCGCCCCATCAACTCGACGATTAAGTCCTTGGGCTTCGGCGTCGTCGTCGCAATGATCCGGGTGCGCGTGCCCAGCCGCACCCCGAACTGGATCTGATCCCACGCCTCCTGCAGGTAGTCCCACGCAGCCAATTCGTCGAGCCAAGCCCCGTGGAATTGCGGCCCCCGGAACCGCTCTGGCTCGGACGCCGGGATCCCCTTGATCAGCGACCCGTTGATCAGCCGAAGCTCGTGCGACGTCTTGTTGTAGTCGGCCACCAGCCCCTTGGGGATTATCGTGATCAGCCCGCTATCGCCCTCGAAGCAAGTGCCCCGGACGTCAGCCGAGGTCGGTGCCGCCACCAGCCAGCGGGTGTTGGGCTCGTTGTACGCCCACCACGCGATCTGCTCAGCAGCCGTGCGCGTCTTGCCTGCGCCCCGGCCAGCCAGCATCAGCCAGATCGACCACCAGTCACCCGGCGGCAGCGCCTGATGCTTGTGCGCCTTGCCCAGCCACGTCATGCGCCATGCCCACGCCAGCCGAGCCTCGGGCTTGACCGCAGCCAGACTGCGCCGCACCTCCGGGTCAGTCAAGACCTCGGCAAGGTCGATCACGGGATGTTGCCACCGACCGGGTTAGCTGCGCCCACCGGAGCGGACGTGACCACACTGGAGCCCGCTGGCACCCGGCCACCGTTCCACGGGCTCTCGTTGAGCGGGCCCACGCAGTCGGCCAGCGTAGCGCCGTTGACCTTCTTTGGCCGCACGGTACAAGGGTACGACCACATATTGGACATACCGCCGCCCGGGGCCGACGTTGTCACGAACGTCCTCACCGCCACCGGAGCCACAGCCCACGTCGGTGCCTGCGGGTACTCAGTAGCCCCGCTGAACGTAGACCACACCGTGTCGGGCCCAGCAGGTGCCTTGCATGATCCCATCAGCGTGCGGTTGCCTATCGACTCGCCCTCCAGCACCGGGCAGACGGCCACGCCCTGTGGGAAGACCACGCCATTGATCGTCATCGTCTTGCCGTTCGGCAGCGTAGCGCTGGCAGCGCACAGGGCGTACCGCGTGTGGCAGACAATCAGGTCAGGGGCGGCGAACACCACGCCGTGGGCCAGCATCAATACTAGTAGTGTCTTCATGGCTCATCCTCGGCAGCGGCTTGCTTGGTAAGCTCGGCGTGCTTGAGCAGCGCGTCAAGCAGGGTCTGGGCCTCAACCTCGGCCTCAATTCGTATTGGGTTGTCGACATCGCCACCCAGCGTCACCTTATCGCCATACTTGCGCGGGCGCTGCTTAGCCGCGTTCCACTTGCGCGAGTCAATCCGCTGCTTCTGCCACTGGATGTACGCCGAGTCCAGCGTGATGGCAAGCACGTTGCCGTCCTTGTCCTTGATCTCCCGCGTCTGAGGCGTTTCGTCGGCAATGCTCACGATCTCGTCAGCGTGCGTCTCGGCCTGTTCTTCCCTCGCACGCGTGTACATCTCTAGAAATTCAGGGTGGCGGCGCAGCCACACATACACCACGGCCTGAGACGGCATGGCTGGCTCCCTGCATATGGGCTGCAGTCCCTCCCCTAGCCCTAGACGCCTGCATAGCTCCTCTGCTATAGCTTGCGTATACGTCGTAGGCTGTCCCCTACTCCGTTTTGGTGCCGCTACCTTAGCCTTGGGCTTTGCGGCCCGTGTAGGCGTCTGTAGGGGCTTCTGTGGGGCTTTGGGCATTGCGGTCTCCTCGGGGTG